GAGGCCGGCCAGGCTCACGGCCTGGGGGGTCAGCAGGGGCATCGGTTTACTCCGATCAGGCGGTGATGGACCTGAGCCGGTACTGCACCGGCAGGTAGTAGAGCGGTGTGGTGAGGTCGTCGTCGCGCCGCTCGGGCGGGCCGCCGAGCCGCTCCGGCTTCCACATGTCGCGGCCATCGACGGCCAGCGGCGCGTCCAGGGCCTGGGCGACGCGGTCCAGGGTGCCGAGCGCGCCCTCGGCGGTGGTGGCGACGCAGGTGATCTGCACCAGGAAGTCCAGGACGGTCCGGTCGTCGGCCAGGGACGCGGCCGTGGTGGTGCCCGGGTCGGAGTAGATGACCGTGTACGTCTTGGGCAGCGGGGCGGGCCCGGCGGGGGCGCCGGCGATGTAGGCGGTCAGGGGTGCCGCTTCGATCGCGGCCTTGACGGCCTGGACGTGCGGCAGGACGGCCGGGGCTGTGGTCACAGCAGGTCCCTCCCGAGCTGTTCGACCGCGGCGATGAAACGCGGTTCCTCGGCGAGCAGGGCCCGGCCGCCGTCGTTGTGGCCGCCCTGGGTGGCCGTGCCGTATTCGAGGATGTTGCCGAGCGGGCCCTGCATCTCGTCCTTGTCGGGGCCGATGACGGCGATGGTGCCGACGCCGGGCACGGTGGTGAGGTCGTAGCCGATGGATCTGGGGTAATGGGGTGCGTGGCGCCCGCTGCTGGCGCGAGCGTTGCGCCGCCAGTCGTTCTTGATGTTCAGCGCGCCCTTGGCAACGACGGCGCGCACCCTGGCGTCCATCTGGTCGGCGGCGCGGGCCATGTCGGCGATGAGCTGCTCGAGGCCGCTGATGTCGGCGCTCACGACCGGTCCTGCGCACTGATCCGCCACGCGCTGGCCGTCGAGGACCCCTCGACGCTGGTCACCCACAGCGTCATGCCGGCCAGTCGCGGGTCCGCGGACTGCTCGATGACGATCAGGTCACCCTCGCCGGGGACGACCCGGTCGACGCCGGCGGGCACGGTGGCCCAGGGCAGGGACACGATGTAGCCGCGCAGGACGACCTGCCGCTCCCCCACCTGGGTGTCCCGGCTGACGGATACGGCGGGCTTGACCCGGGCCGGGCCGGCGTACAGGGTCAGCCCTGCACCCTGCGCGGTCTCCCCGGTGTCGGCGTCGTACACGTCCGCGCCCGGTCGCTGCAGGGTGACCTGATCGACCATGAGGCTTTCGGCGGCGGCCCGGGCGCGGGCGAGGAGCTGGGTGAGGTCGGTCATCGGGAGCTCACCATCTTGACGTCGGGGTCGCCGAAGATGCTGTCGATGACGGCGCTCTCGCTGGGCAGCAGGTCGCCGGCGGCAGCGATGGCTTCGGTGGCGAACGTCTCGGAGTAGTCGTCGATGCTGCGCTGGCGCAGCAGGCCCTCGGTGCCGTCGGGGGTGGCGCTGAGCCGGTTGGCGATCTGGCAGACGAGTTCGACGAGGCCGTCGGGGACGGTGGCGTAGCCGTGGGTGTAGGTGACCTCGGCGCGGGCGACGGTGAGGGAGGCGAAGGTGATGGCGTCGCCGTCCCAGATCCAGTCGGTGCCTTCGGTCAGGGCGGTCAGGGTGCCGTCGAGGTTGACCTGGCTGACGGCTGTGACCGCGGTGATGGGTGGGGCGGGCAGGACGAGGGTGTTGCGGTCGGGGTTGAGGCGGACGGTGCTGGTGGACTGGGTGATGGGCTGGCCTGCGGCCCTGCGGACCCGGGTGGAGGCCCGGGTCAGCAGGGCGGAGGCGGTGTCCGGGGGCAGGGTGTAGCCGTAGTCTGCGGCGTCCTGTGTGGTGGCGAGTGCGGGCAGTGGCACGGCGCACCTCCCCGGTTACTGGTTGCTGTAGGTGTCGATCAGGTCGGTCTTGGTCATGGCTTCGGCGTCGTCGGGGTTGGCGCCGCAGGCGATGGCCCAGGCGACCCAGGCGGCCTTCGCGTCGGCCTTGGCGGGGGCCTTGGTCGGCGGGCCGGGTACGTCGTCCCCGTCGGCGCCGTTGTCCCCGGTGTCGGAGGTCGGTGTGCCGCCGTCAGGGGCGGGCGGCGGTTCCTGGGCCGGCTTGGCGGCCCTGGCCGGGGCCGTGTAGGGGCTGCCGTCCGCGTTGACGCGCACCAGGGTGCCCTTGGCGAGGCGGTCGGCGATCGGCTCGGGCAGCGGCAGGTCCATGGGGTGGATGCCGCCACCCTCGCCGCGGACGTAGATTGTGTCGGCCATCAGGTGTTCCGCGGGATGCGCAGGGCGGTGATGGTGCCGGCGTGGGAGGCCTCGACGTCGATGTACATCGAGCCGTCGCGGCGGATGAAGCGGCCGGACTCGAACGGGCCGATGAGCTGGACGCCGGTGGTGGCGGCGATGGAGACGGTCAGGTCGCCCTGGCCGGCCGCCATCGCGGGCGGGTACTCGCCGGCCTTGATGGTGAGGGTGTGCGCGGAGCCGTCGGTGTTGCTGACGCGCAGGACCGTCAGCTCGGGGACGGCGTTGGCGATGACGTGGTCGTTGGTGGCGTCCAGGGCCGTGCCGGCGGGCTGGGCGAGGTTGCCGTTGGGGATGAGGTCGCTGTAGGGGACCGCGGTGCGTGCCATGGGTCAGGGCTCCGATCAGGTCTGGGAGACGACGGCGGTGGCGAGGAAGTCCGGGCGGATGACCTTGGCGCCGTAGACGCACAGGCCCTTGACCGCGTCGCTGAAGGAGGACTCGGGGCGGTACGCCTCGGTCTTGTTGATCTGCTCCGCGAAGCTGATCGCGGCGCTGGTGCCGGCGGTGACGACGTAGTCGTCGCCGGTCGGGTTGGGGCAGTTGTTGCTCATGACGAGGTCGAAGCCTGCCGCGCGGCCGACGTAGCCGTTGTAGAGCGTGTTGGTGGTGCCGGACTTCTCGGCGGAGACGAACCGGTCGTCGAGCAGGGCGCGGCCGTGCAGCCAGGACGGGATGACGGCGTAGCGGCCCTGGGTGGGGACGTTGGCCTCGTCGAGCTTGACCTTCAGCGGGACGAGGATCTTGCTGTAGAAGTAGTCGGGGTTCGCGGCCGGGACGGCGATGGTGCCGAGCTGGTTCGCGGCGGCGGCCTGGGTGTACAGGCTGGCGACGTACTGGTCGATGACGTCGGACAGGCCGTAGGAGGCCTCGTCCATGGCCTGCGGCATGACGTCGCCGCGGGCCTGGCGCTTGTCGACGTCGTCGACCTTGAACGCCCAGTACTTCTGCTGGTCGACGACCAGGGTGCGCTGGGCGTCGGTGAGCTCTTCGGGGACGATCGTCACGCCGGGCCCGTAGGTGCCGATCGTCGGCCGGGAGACGGAGGTGATGCGGACGGTGTCGCCCGCGTCGCTGATCTCGCCCTCGTAGTCGCGGTTGACGACGCCGGGGCCGGCGTAGACGAGGGACTTGCGGACGCCGACGAGGAGCTTGGCGCTCCAGAATTCCGGCTTGAACCGCTTGATGGCCATGGGGTGTTCCTTTCGGGGTTAGGCGCCGAGGTAGTCGCGGAGCTGGCCCTTGCGGTGGGCCTCGTCGATCTGCTCGGGCGTCATGCGCTTGACGTCCTGTTCGGTGAGCTGCTTCGGTCCGGCGCTCCCCTTGCGGGCGCCCCCGTCCCCGGTGCCCTTGAACCTGGGCTCGGGCGGCGTGGCCGCCACGCCCAGGTAGGGCTTGCTCTTGAGGAGGGTCTCGATCGCGTCGGCGATCTCGTCCTCGTCGACCTGGCCGTCCTCGTCGACTTCGAACTGGGTGATGTCGAGGTAGACGAGGGCGTCCTTGGGGTCGTTGAACTTGCCGGCGGCCGCGGCGCGCACCTCGGAGCGGATGATCCGCTGGTTGGCGCGGGCGGTGGCGGCCTTGTCGGCTTCAGCCCGGATCTGCTCCGGGTCGCTCTCATCGCCGGCGGGGCGGGCCTCGAGGGCCGCGGCCTTCGTCTCGGCGGCCTTGCGGCGCTCCCGTTCGGTGCGCCACTTGGCCTTCATGGCGTCCAGGGCGCGTTTGCCGGCGTCACCGAGCTGGTCGGCCCCCGCGGGGTCCGTGTCGCCGGTGTCGTCGTCGCTGTCGTCCTGGCCGTCGCTGGTGTCGGCGTCGTCGCCTTCGCCGTCGGCCTCGTCGCCGCTGTCGTCGCTCTCGTCGCTCTCGTCGCCGTCGGCCTCGTCGTCGTCCTCGGCGGCGCCGAGGATGGGCCAGATCGGGTGGAGGGTGGTCGGGTCCTCGCCGGTACGGGGCTTGCGCCAGCCGATCGCGGTGAGGCCCGTGCGGGCGTGACGGGGCAGGGTGGGGGTGCGCATGAGGGGCTCCTGTTGCAGGAGTCGGGGCGTCCCGGTGCGGGTCGCCAGGTCAGTAGAGGTAGCCGTAGCGGTAGAGCAGGCGGATCGCGTCGTCGCGGTCGGATGCCAGCTCGTAGATCGCCTCGGGGGTGAGCCGGGCGCCAGCGGGCGCCCGCCCTGCGGCTTCGACTTCCCGCAGTCGGCGGCGGGCCAGGCCGCGCTTGGTCATGCCCTCGGTGGTGGTGGTCAGCCGTGGGCGGCCGCCGATCCGGGAGGAGTCGGCGATGCGGCCGCGGTGGGTGACGCCGTCGCGGACCCAGCTGCCGACGGTGGAGACACCGCGGCGGGCGTTGACGACCTGGTTGATGT